TTACTAACCAGTCTTCATTTTTAATAATATCATAATAGCTACCATCGGCTATCATTTGAAAACCATCTTCAAACAAAAGATCAAATGATGTGCTTTCTACAACTGAAGCAATTTGGCCAGCTGCGGCCGTGCCGGCACCACCAGTAAAGATTAATGTATTTCCAACGCCATAATTAGAACCAGCATTGACAATTGTAATTAGATTGTTGGACAATAATCCTAAAGAAGAAATTGTCGTATCTTGTAATGTGATAGTTGGTTTTTTGAAATATCCTTCACCTCTATTAATAATAGATAATTTAGAAATTTCACCAACAGTATATGTATTTGCACCAGAAGTTACTGTGTATGTATTTGCGAGTTCAGAAACTTCAAAAAGAAAACCAGTTCCACCAGTTCCGGTGTTGTTAATTATTGCTTCAGTATTTAATTGATAACCATGTCCAATTGTATTTACTGTTAATGCACTAATTGGTGATTCTTTAATTGATGAAACTATAGCTTGTGCGTCTGAACCATCACCAGTAATTGTAATAATATCGCCGGCTTCATATCCAGAACCACCATCAACAATTGTAATACTTGACACAATACCAAAAATTGTTGTAGATAAATCTTCGTCATCAATGTCAACTATATCTTCACCGGCAGTAAATGTGCCGCTGACAAGTTTAAGTGTCATTTCAGCAATTTCTACTGCACCAACAAAGAATTTTTTAATGTCAATTACGTTTGCAAGAACACCAGAAGTTTCGCCACGAATAGTTTTATTTAAGAATAAGAATATATCTCTAGCGTCGGCTGATACTGCAATCGTTCTAATAATCTGAGTCTTTTCAAAATTACCATCCGACACCCGAAGAATGTCAGTTCCTGGATAATAAAATTCAATTTCTTCATCGTATAATAATTTAAACAAAAAGCGATAAGATTGTTCATTACTTTTAGATTCAAAAAAATCTTTGAAGTATTGTGCAACTAATCTTTTATCTCCATAATATGTTATTGGAATACTAGGATACAATTCTTCTTTAAGATAATCAACATATTTGTCAATAGATGTTTCAAGCGTTTTATAATTTAATAAATTGCCAGAGGCACGTCCAACATTATCTTTGATTGTGCTAAGAGTTGCAGTCGCAATTGATGTTTGCCCATTGATGATTTCGCTATAATTAAATATCGTTCTTGATACTAATTGAACTATAATAGAATTTGTTTTAACTTCTACAATTGTAGCTGATGCACCAGAAGACGCACCAACAACAGTTTCACCTATTACAAAAGTTCCAGTTTTACTTGTTAGTGTTAATGTTGTAGATTGCATCCATTCATAATATGCTTTTATAAACAGTAAAAATCTTTCCGTATCAACGGAAGAATTTTCACCTATAAATGAGCCCACATTTAATGAAGGCTTGAAAAATGCATCACTCATTTTTTTATCTGCTTACTAAACTAATTGTTTTATCATCAACCATTGTGACTGTAATGTCTGCATCTCTAATTGCAATAATCTGACCTCTTAATGGAAGAATGTCTTTATCTTGAGGTGTCGCAGTTATTTTTAATGTTGTGCCGCCATCATTGAACGCAGTTGGCGCAAAACTTGTTAGGATAATTTTGCCTGTGATGTAGTTAATTGTTCCAGCATTAATAGATACTGCAATATTTTCAATACCCAATTCTCTGTAGATACGAATTATGCCATTATTATCTTCTAAAAAACAATTTGAGAATCCACCCAAAGTAAATGCATTGGATGTTATTTTATTACCAACACCAAATGGGTGAGTTGTTGGTCTGCCATTTGTCGCATCGTCAATTGCATTTGAGAAATTGATATCATATCGTGTACCCACACCCAACTGAACGTCACTTTCTTTTCGCATTTGTGCTGTAGTCAGGCTACTTAATATTGATCTTTCGGAAACGTCAATCAGCCTAGATAATTTAGAATATCTAAAATATTTTGAAAACTGATTGATTTCATCTGTATTGTATGTTTCAATTGTGGTAATTACCAGTTGTTTAATTTCATCAGAAGTTGATATTGTTGCATCAGATTGATATTTCACAGTCGTATCAATAACAATGAATATGTATTCAGGATCAACAATTTCTGTAGATATAGTTAAAACTTTTTTAGGTTTAATTACTGAATTAATTAGATTGAGTTTTTCTGTTGCAGTTAGCACATCACCAGTTATTGGTTTAATTGCGATAAACACTTTTCCAAATGTTGGTGGATCATTATCTTCACCACCCCACACAACACAAGAATCTACTGTTGCTTGCTGTAACATTAACGTTTTGTAATCATCGGCTGTCACTACACGGTTCTGTGCTTCATATGATTTTGGTGCGTTAAATTTAATTTTACTAGTTGTTTCTCTGTCTGCACCACCAGCTGCTGGATCAGATGCAACAAAGGCAATTGTTGTCACGCCAGCAATAGCATCTGCATATGTTAATGTCTGAATGTCATTTGCTAATATGCCGTTAGAAACAAGATATTCAAGTATAACAATATTGCCGGCATCTAATGCAACACCAAAAACACCATCACCAAACTTAATTTCAAATTGTCCGTCTTCAACTTCTTCAATGTAATAAACTCTAGTTGTAGATGTAACTTCAACTAAATTAGTAACTTTTGAAAATGTTCTTGTTGTGCTGTCAACTGAAGAATTCAAAACACTAACAGTCAGTGTTAATGTGTCAATATTTTTATTTGGAATCAAAAATCTTTGATCTGCATCATTTAAATTCACTGTATATCTTCTATTGATATAACGTCCTTCTTTCAAAGACATTGCGCTACTATAAACACCACTTGCTGATGCTATAATAACCGAACTTGTATTCAAGAAGTTGTATGTTGTTCCGTCTACTGTCCCTGTGAAAGATGTATATGCAGGAATAGTTATACTTACCGGAGAACTGGTAAGTGTCAACGTTGCAGTTCCACTAATAGATGCAGATGTGACTGAACGTGGTGTATAGTTTAAAGACTTTGCTAAGTTAACAATTGAATTTCTTTTTTGTGCTGTCGGCAAGAATGCTTCAGCGGCTACCATGTTTAGGTAGAATGAATTATAGTATGTGTTATAAGCTAATAGATCAAGCAAAACATTAAGTCCAGAACCTTCAAAGTTATAATCTCTGAATTGATCTTGTGCTTGCAAATAAGATTTAAAATTGGTTTTAATTCCTTGAAAATCTAATGCATCTATTTTTAAATTATTGTCCGATGCCATTATGCTGTCCTTTTGACTGTTGTTTGTAGTCCTGAAATACCAGTTGCATTTTTAATGGAATATTCCAACTTGATATCAAATCCGTCATCCGAGTAGTCTACTTTTATGTCTTTTAAAGTTATACGCTTTTCATATTTCTCGATATCAATTTTAAGACTGTTTCTAAGTTCATATAATGTAAATGCGCCATTTCTAGAAAACAAATAATTTTTAACACTACTACCGTAATCAGGCATAAATGGTCGTGTGCCTTTTTGTGTATTAATTAAATTAGATAAAGACCTTCTAATTGCAACTTCATTTGTAATGGGACGAACATCACCTGTCACAGGATGAGGTGTGAAATCTAAAGGTAAATCTTTATAGAAGATGATATCGGCCATTTTTTTCTTTTATTTATGTATGTTATTCTGCCGTTTTGGCATCTTGAATTTCTTTTCTTCGTTCTTTTGCAGCTTTAGTAAACTCTGCTAATGCTTTTCTTGCTCTAGTACCAGCTGCTTTGTTTCCTTTTTCGTCAAACTTTGCGCTTTCTGCAAGATATGATTCAAATAAATTTACTAAGTTTTCGTGATTCGTCATTATTATTTCCTTATAAAGTGTTGACATTTGCTTGACAGTATGCTATATTACTGTGTAGACTGTGATTTTAGATATCTGTTATAACTGTGATTGCTGTATTGGGCACTAATGCAGTTGTCGGATTATTCAATCTGTCTTCAATTGTTGATATTCTTAAAACAGTTGTCGGATCATTCAATATGTCTTCAATTGTTGATATTCTTAAAAGCAATGCATTAAGTGTAGTGGTATTTGCACTATCAGAAAAGATTAAATTTTCTGCTCCGTTGATAGTAATAGTTTTATCTGAAGTAATTGTACTATGATTGTTTGCAACAATATTTATACCGCCCGAAGATCCGAGTTTAATGCTTGAACCGTTTGTGTCCCATAAAATATCACTTTTATTAGATACGTTTGCAAAATTTCTAGTTAAACTTGGTGCAGTACCAAAATACTCTACTGCTGCTTGTGGAATTGCAGGAAGATATCCTAAAATTGCAGGCTCTTGTGCAGATAGCGCATCTAAGAAGAAACCAAAAACCCATTCACCAACTCTTGGTGTTCCGTAAAGATTTGGTGTATTCAAAGGATGAATAGATAAAGCAAATGGCAAGTCTTCGGTCGGAACTAGATTAGTTGACTTTGCAGGATGATATCCAAAGCATCGCACTTTGCATCTACCGAGCGTCAGAGGATCGTCGATATCTTCAACAACTCCAATCCACCAAACAAATCCATCTTGTCCAATAAAATTTCTCATCAATTATCCCATGTTCTTGAAGTACTGAATTTCTTTTTCTTGTTGAGCAATCCATTCATCTGATGGCTTACCTTCACCTTTGTAATAGCGCAATGGTCTACCAGTTTTCTTAGAAACTAACGCCCATCTGCCGTCTACTTGCTTGAGTGTCTCAATCAATTCTGGACCAAAAACTTCTTCTTCCCATTCTTCTCGCGAAAGATTAATGCCCTTTATTAATTCTTTAAACTTTTTCATAACTTGTCTAACTCT